CCGCTGGTTCTATGCTTTATAGATCCCAAGACCTTGAATTACTCTGGCCATTTGGTTATTCCTCCATTGGAGACGTTAACTTCGAATCAGCTGCATACGTTGCGCGATATATTATGAAAAAAGTAACGGGAAAAAATGCCCAGGAACACTATTCAGAAACAAACCCCGAAACAGGGGAAATTACTACTCGTAAACCCGAATTTACGAAAATGAGCCTAAAGCCTGGTATAGGATATGACTGGTATAAGCAATATACTTCCGATGTATATCCACACGACTACGTTGTAGTTCGTGGAAAAAAAGTCAAACCTCCAAAATACTATGATAAAAACTATAAAATACAATATCCATATGAGTTTGACGAACTGCTTTACACCAGGCAACAATCTGCTAAACTCCGTTATGCAGATAACACACCAGAGCGACTTGCTGTAAAAGAGCAAGTAACTATGGCGAAACTGCAAAAACTTAAACGTAACCTCACTTAAGGAAAATTCCTCATGAAATTAACACTCTGTACTGTAAAAGACCGCGCTGCCGATGCATTCGGCCGCCCTATGTTTGTACGTTCTATCGGCGAAGCAATACGTAGCTTTAGCGATGAAGTAAATCGCGCTGCCGAAGACAATCAACTTTACAACCACTCTGACGATTTCGATTTATTCGAACTCGGAGAATTTGACGATAATACTGGTTTAATGTCTTTACATGACCAACCAAAACTTGTATCTTTAGGAAAACAAGTCAAAATAACTAAAGAATGACTTTAAACAAACCGTCTAGAAAAGGGGCAACCCTTTTCTGACGGAAAAACTTAGGAGCTAGTAAACATGCACCGTAATCAATCTGTAGATGTCCATCAATTTACAATGATTCCAAAGGCCGATATACCTCGGTCTTCTTTTGATTGCCAATCAACACATAAAACTACATTTGACTCGGGATTCTTAGTCCCTGTATATGTCGATGAAATGCTCCCTGGCGACACTTTTCGGTTAAACATGACGGCATTTGCCCGATTAAGCACGCCTATCTTTCCAGTTATGGATAACATGCATCTGGATAGTTTCTTCTTCTTTGTACCAAATCGTTTGATTTGGAATAATTGGCGTCAATTTATGGGACAACAAGCGAACCCAGATTCGTCAACATCTTTTGTTGTACCCCAACAAGTAACCCCGGCTGGTGGTTATGCTATTGGAAGCCTTCAAGACTATATGGGACTTCCAACTGTAGGACAAATGGCAGCAGGCGGAACAATAAGCCATTGCGCTTTTTGGCCTCGTGCTTATAACCTTATTTGGAACGAATGGTTTAGAGATGAAAATTTACAGAACTCTGTTACCGTTGATCTTGGCGATGGTCCTGATAATGTAGCTAATTATACTCTTTTGCGCCGTGGTAAACGTAAAGACTATTTTACATCAGCATTACCATGGCCACAAAAAGGCCCAAGCGTAACGTTACCATTAGGCACATCTGCTCCAGTTAAATATGATAATTATTCAGGTGGTACAGCTGCAGAAAATCAGTTTGCTATAGCAGCTGGTCAAGGATCTGGTGCAGGTGCAATGTACTATGCAACAACAATAAATGGTACTGCTCAATTATTACCAAATCCATCTAATCAGAGTTTGTATGCCGATCTTTCAACAGCAACAGCTGCAACAATTAATCAATTACGTCAAAGTTTTCAAATTCAAAAATTATTGGAACGCGACGCTCGAGGTGGTACTCGCTATACTGAGATTGTGCGTAGTCACTTTGGCGTTATTAGTCCAGATGCTCGTCAGCAGCGCCCTGAATATATTGGCGGTGGAACATCGAATATTGCCATCAATCCTATTGCTCAAACGTCAGGTACTAATGCAAGTGGAACTACTGCCCCTTTGGGCACACTTGCTGCTATGGGTACTGCCTTGGCTCATAATCATGGATTTACTTATTCGGCTACTGAACATGGTGTCTTAATTGGTTTAGTACAAGTTCGTGCAGAACTTACTTACCAACAAGGTTTACATAGAATGTGGAACCGTAATACTCGATATGATTTTTATTTCCCTGCTTTTGCCACATTAGGCGAACAAGCAGTACTTAACGAGGAAATTTATGTCCGTGGTGATAACAATGATGCTGGGGTATTTGGTTATCAGGAGCGTTGGGCTGAGTACCGTTATATGCCTTCCCGTATTAGTGGTCTGTTTAGGTCTACTGCTGCAGGCACTCTTGATGCTTGGCATTTGGCTCAGCGTTTTACCTCATTACCTACTCTAAACAGTACATTTATTCAGGATACCCCACCTGTTGATCGAATCGTAGCCGTTGGCGCAGCTGCTAACGGTAAGCAATTTATATTTGATAGCTTTTTTGATGTTAAAAAAGCACGTCCAATGCCAATGTACTCTGTACCTGGTTTAATTGATCATTTCTAATGTTTAAAGACATAAATCCGTTAGGCGCTATTGGTGGTGTGCTGGGCTTTGTTGGCCAGCAACAAACCAATCAAAAAAATTGGGATATAGCCCAAGCAAGTAATGCCGCATCTGCCGAACAAGCGGCGCAACAAATGGATTTTCAAGCTGATCAAGCAAAAAAACAAATGGAATTCCAAGAGCGCACGCGTGCTGATCAATACCAAACTGCTGTACAAGATATGATGAAAGCCGGGTTAAACCCGATGCTTGCTTACTCACAAGGTGGAGCAGGCAGTTTATCTGGCGCTGCAGGGTCAGGCGCAATGGGTAATATTACAACCCCAAAAATGGAAAATACATTAGCTTCTGCTGTCCAGGGTTACCAATCAATGTCAATGAACGATGCTGATATTAATTTGAAGCGAGCAACAACTACTGGAACAGCTGCTCAAACTTTAAAAACTGAAGCCGATACAATTAAAACGGCTGCAGATATAGGTTATGTATTGCAAAATACAAAGCAAAATACACAACAAACACGTAATTTAGAGGAAACATTACTTAAATTACAACAAGAAATACTAAACCTTCGTGCTTCGCAAGGTTTAACTACTGCTCAAACCGCAAAAACTAAAGAAGAAGAAAAGAATATTAAAGAAAATATTGCTCCTTCTGTCGATCCATTCTGGTATCGCGATATCAAGAAAAACTTTCCTACTCCAACGAATGTGGAAAACTTTGTTAAACGTAAGTATCAACAATTCAAAGGCAAAAAATGAGTAAAAATACACTTTTTTTACGTACACCTTATAACTATGACCAAGATGCTGCATCTAATGAGTCAGGGTTGGGTTGTGAGGACCCTTCCCTGGCTCAGCAGCATTTCAAAGAAGAATGTGATATCAACACAATTCTTCAAAAATTTAACATTACAGGTTTATTGCCTGAAAACCCATTATCGCCCCGCTATGGCGATTTTACGGGCATTAGTGATTATCATACTGCCCTTAACCGCGTTATCGCGGCTCAAGAAGAATTTGACGGCTTGCCGGCCAATATTCGTTCACGTTTTGATAATGATCCATCAAAACTCATCGAATTTTTGGAAAATTCGGAAAATAGACCAGAAGCCGAGCAACTCGGATTGGTCGAAAAACAAGCTGCTCCTGCAGCTGAAATAACCCCTGAAAAGGCGGCCGAATAGGCCGTAGCACAGTTACCTTACTTGATGTAACTGTGCTAGGTGACACCAAACCGTAAAATGTCAATGAACCAAGGAGTAAAAAAATGATGTATAGAAAACAAGTAAATAAAAACAAATCGGTTCGTTCTTTTAGGAGAACCGCAAAACGCACCAAATCAGCAAATATTCAAAAAGCCCCGCATCGCGGCGGCTGGCGTTTATAACTTAATAAAAATGGCTACCTCACATGCCTTGCTATCACCCTTTAACGGCTTATTTAATGCCGTATACGGTAGCGGGCGTTCTTAAAAATGAAATATCTTTTAAAGAATGTCCCGATTCCAATAAAATCTCTTTGCCCTGCGGCCAATGTATTGGTTGCAGACTTGAACGCTCACGACAGTGGGCTATACGATGCATGCATGAAGCACAAATGCATGAAAATAATTGTTTCATAACCCTCACATATGACGATACACATCTCCCAAGCGATGGCAGCTTACATTACCGAGACTTTCAGTTGTTCATTAAACGACTTCGAAAGAAATTCCCAAACGCTGCAATCCGCTATTACATGGCTGGAGAGTATGGCGAAAATTTCGGCAGACCTCACTGGCACGCCTGTATCTTCGGACACGACTTTCATGATAAAAAACTATGGAAAAGGACTTCCGCTGGTTCTATGCTTTATAGATCCCAAGACCTTGAATTACTCTGGCCATTTGGTTATTCCTCCATTGGAGACGTTAACTTCGAATCAGCTGCATACGTTGCGCGATATATTATGAAAAAAGTAACTGGAAAAAATGCCCAGGAACACTATTCAGAAACAAACCCCGAAACAGGGGAAATTACTACTCGTAAACCCGAATTTACG